ACTATTGACTCAGGAGCAGCTTGGGGAGATAGAGGAGGTTACACTCTTACTTTTGACGGAATGGAAGCTTTACCTTTCCCAATGGTAGAAGACTACACTACAGAACCTTTTGACAATGCAGCATTTACAATGGGAACAATAGTTACATCTTAATCAGTATTCTTTTATATATTTTAAAGAGGGTGGCTTAATTGCTACCCTTTTTTCTTTTAATCAAATAAAAACTACCTTTTTCTATTATATATTAGATATGATACAAGCATACACAGAAACAGATTTTAAAGCATACTTATCTACAGAAGATAACCGTATCAATACATCTGTAGCTAAAACTCAGATAAGACACTTAGTAAAGCTTATTAATGATATGGATGGAAGTATAGACTACGTATATCCTGCTGAAACGATTAACAATAGATTTACTGAAATGCTTTTTACTTATGAGGCAGATGCTATTACAGTTGATTTATGGGCAGGAGAGGTACACTTATTACCTGCGGGATATTGGAAGTATGAAGTCTACGAAGTAAGTTGGTCAGGAACAGTTACAGTCCTTAAAAACTTTGCACCACAAACAGAAACTGAAGTGTTAGAACCTGCTGCAAATGTTGGAGTAGTTCAAGGTCTTGTAACTAAAGGAAAAATGTATCTAGCAGAAAAAGACGGAACAGAACAAGTTCAGTACACACAATACCCTGAAACTTCAGGAACTAATTATATATATTACGGACAATAAAATAAAATTATGGCAATAGAAAATGTACAACAACTTTTATCAGAACAATTAGGTAAAAATGGAAGCACAGTAGTCTTTACTACAGCAGCTCAAACGAGTAAGAATTGGTATTGCGTACACTTCCCTGTAGAAAGCGTTGTAGCTTCAATAGCAGCAGCAGACGCAACAGGTGAAACTGCTTTACAAACTACTTTACCTGCGGGAACAACTATCTTTATGAATATAACTGCAATTACTCTGACAAGTGGAATAGGAATCGGTTATAACGAGGACATCGTATAATGCTTGTACTAAGACAAGGTTTAAGTATCCCTAACATTAAGAGCGTTGCAGATTGGACTCCTATTAATGAAGGTGCTAATTTAATTGCTTGGTATAAATTTGATACACTAATAGGAAGACAAGGTAGTGAATTAAATTCTTGGGGTGATAGTTCTGAAAATTCTCACGATATGGAACAAAATGAAGAAGTAGAGAAGCCTATTTATAATAATGGTGCTATTGTATTTAATTCTGATGATAATTCTAACTTACAGACTACTACTCAAATAAGTCTTTCAGATGAATTTACAATAGCTTTTAAGATAAACGCTTCTAATCCTGATGTAACTATATTAGGGGATAACACAACTACAGGAGAATATATTAAAATTGAAACTGAAGAAATCCTACAAGTAGTAGCTGATGGCAATGTAGTTAACATAAATTCTTCAGTTCATTTTATTGGGGAAATATATGTTGTTCTAACTAGAAGCTCAGGTACTGTTAATATGACTGTCAATGGAGTTTCTATGTCACCTAAGTCTTTATCAGGAACTCTTGATATTGACGCAATAGGAATAAGAGCTACTGATACTAATTCTTTTAATGGCTCAATGTACGACATACAAATATACAAAATTACAAACGCACAACTAACTGCAAATGTAACTAACTATTACGCAAACTTATAATATGGACAAAATAATTTCAATAAATTTAGAAACATCAACAGCACCTGTAGTTCAAGAAGTAAGGGGTAAAGAATGGATTTCTTATGGGGACGCAACAGGGGAATGGTCTAATTTATACCCTCAATTTTTAATTGACCTGTATTATTCAAGCTCAATAACAGCTGCAATCGTAAACGCAACTGCTGAAATGATTTCTGCTGAAGACTTAGTTATATCAGATGAAGAAGGAGTAAGTGAGGAATCTAAAATAAAGCTTCAAAACTTTATAAATAACGCTAACGGAAACGAAACACTACACGAAGTCTTAAAAAAGGTAGCATTTGACTTTAAACTACAAGGAGCATTTGCTCTTAATATAGTATGGTCAAAAGACAGAACTCAGATAGCTGAGATTTACCACATACCAGTTGAAAAGATTAGATGTGAACGCCCTGACGAACTTGGCAAGACTAGAGGTTACTATGTATCAGGCGATTGGGCAAATACAAGAACGAACAAGCCTTATAGAGTTCCTGCTTTTAATGTAAACGATAGAACTTCTCCTAATCAAATATTATACACAGGTCTTTACAGTCCTAATATGAACTCTTATTATACGGCTGATTACATTTCTTGTAATAATTGGTCGTTAATTGATTCAAAAGTTTCAGAGTTTCACTTGAATAATATATCTAACGGATTTACAGGTTCGTTTATGATTTCTTTCGCTAACGGAATACCAACAGCTGAAGAACGTAGACAGATAGAGCAAAGCTTAGAAGCTAAATTTACAGGAGCTTCAAATGCAGGAAAATTTGTACTTACTTTCTCAGACGATAAGACTAGAGTTCCTGAAATAACTCCAATTAGTCCTGCTGATTTAGACAAACAGTATTTAGCACTTCAAGAACTACTTACTAGCAATATCCTCTCAGGTCATAGGGTGACGTCTAAGACACTTATGGGCTTGGATAGTGCTAATGGGTTCTCAAGTAATGCAGACGAGCTTTTAAACGCTAGTAACTTTTACTTAAATACTGTAGTAATGCCGTTCCAAAATCAAATAATAAAAACATTACACAAGATATTCCAAGTTAATCAAATGGATATGCCTATTAAGTTTATACAACTTAAACCAATTACAATTCAATTTGATTCTGAAACGATTAGAGAAGTTATGACTACTCAAGAAATTCGTGCAGATTTGGGATTGCCTGATTTAACAGAGCAACAAGAAGAAGAAGATTTCACTACTCAACTATCAACAGAAAAGACTGAACTAGACGCTTTTATTGAAGAATTTGGAGAAGACATTCCTGAAGATTGGGAACTAATAGAAGAAGAAGTTGTAGATGGAGAACACCAAGACTTTGACTATGAAGAAGTATTAAACGAGTTAATGACTGAGAAGTTAGAACTAGCTTCAACAGGTAGAGCTATTCCAAGCCGTAAGTCAGAACAAGATGGTATCTCTAAAAAGTCTTATGATTACTTTAGAGTTAGATATGTTTATTCACAAGATAACTTTTTGACTAGTAAGACAGGAGAAAAAAGAGATTTCTGCAAGAAAATGACAGCAGCTAAAAAGCTTTACAGAAAGGAAGATATAATTAATATGGGTTCTAAGGAAGTTAATAAAGGATTTGGACCTAAAGGAAATTCAGATACTTACTCAATTTGGCTTTATAAAGGAGGAGGTAACTGCCATCATTTTTGGAGCAGACGTATCTTTAAAACTGTAATAGGCGAGTCTAAGACAACTAAGATAGAAGACGCTGATATGATTGGCTACACAAAGGCTAAGTCAGAAGGCTTTACTGCTAAGAAGAACGACAAGCTAGTAGCAACACCACCAAAGAAAATGAAAAATAACGGATTTTTAAAACCTAGAAGCTAATGTCATATGTCCTTTTTATATCAGAGAGTGTATTAAAGTCAAGTAGTGCTTTAAACCTAAATATTTCAACCACTTTGCTTTTGCCTTATGTACGTCAGGCACAGAAGCTCTATATTGAAACTAAGTTAGGTACAGACCTTAATAACAAATTGAAAGACCTAATCGTAGCAGGTACAGTAAATGACGCAGGAAATGAAGCTTATGCAACTTTATTAAATGATTACATTCCTGATGTTTTAGTGAACTTTAGTTTTTATCACGCTATCCCCTTCCTTAGATTTCGAGTGGAAAATGGTAACATTTACTCTAAGACTTCAGAAACAGGAACTGCTTTAAGCACAGAAGAAGCACAACACCTACGAGAAGAAGTTAGGAATACAGCTGAATACTACACAGAGAGAATGATTGACTACATTTGCAATAATAATTCTAGTTTCCCTGAATACTCTACAAACTCAGGTTCAGATGTAAATCCTGATTCAAACGCTTACTACAATGGAATGAATCTTGAAAGACCAAAGCAACAGGGAACTAAACTTACTTTAAGAAACTTTTTAAATGGTTCAGATTAATGAAAAAGCACTACAAACCAAAACAAATAAACATAACTAAATTAAAATCGTATTTGCAAAATGCCGATAAAAAAAACAATACAGGAAATATCAGAAGTGGCTGTACTCAACACAACAGTATTAAGCGTAACGACATTCACTAACCTAGAGTTAGCCTTAAAGATAATACTACTTACTGTTTCAATAGCTTTTACTATTGACAAGTGGTGGTTCAATAAAAAAAAAAGGAAGTAAAAAATATGATTAATCTATTGTTGATTAGGGATATGTTTACTGCAAATTCTACAATAGGAGAACTATTCATAAATGGAGAGAGGTTCTGTGATACATTAGAGAACCCTTGGCTAGATAATCAAAGAAATATAAGTTGCATTCCTGAAGGCGAATACCCTGTAAGACTTAGACTACCAAGAGAATCAGCAACAAGGGACTACCTTCACTTATTAGTTCAAGATGTACCTAACAGGGATTATATTCTTTTCCATAGAGGTAACTTCCCTAAAGATACAAGCGGTTGTATTCTAGTAGGACAAGGAACTCAACAAGATGTTGTTAATAACTCGGCATTGGCTATGGACTTATTAATCAAAGAAATACTTAATTTAGGCGGCACAAATATTAATTTAATAATTAAAAATAAATAATATGAAAAAAATTTCAAATTGGTTTAATAGCCTAGTAGTAAAGCAAATGCTGAACAGTAAGAAGTTTTGGTATATGGTTAGTTCTGTAGTAGTTCCTGCTTTAGTAACTTATTTAGGAGTTGATGAATCTACAGCAACAAATTTATTTTACGCACTTCTTACTTTAATCGGAGCGCAAGGAATAGCAGATATAAAAAAATAGTTTGTCTAAACAAGGCAAAAGGCTAAGACTTTCCCCTGAAGAAGTTGAGTTAATCAATGAATCTAGGGGGAAGGACTTGTCAAATATTAACGGCAATACTGCTTTAGATTTACACCTTAAAGATAGGGGTATTTCAAAGCAAGATGTAGTTTCTGTTAAGCATTGGCAAAATATGTCAGGTGAATTACGCTTTTCAATAGTTACAAAAGAACAATACGGAACTGATAAGCTAGATTTACTTGAAGATATTCAAAATCTAATTGAAAATCATTCTCTAAAATACCCTGAAATCAAAAGAGTTAAAGGTGAACACTTATTAGTGATAAATCCTGCTGATATTCATATAGGTAAACTAGGTGTAGCTTTAGAAACAGGTGATGACTATAATACAGAGATAGCATACAATAGAGTCTTAGAAGGCGTTACAGGACTTATTAGTAAAGCTAAGGGGTTTAGTATAGATAGAGTATTATTTTGTGTAGGTAATGATATACTACACATTGACAATGTCTATAATACAACAACAGCAGGAACTCCACAAGATGCAGATGGTAAATGGTGGCAGCACTTTGAAGTAGCTTTAAAGCTCTATGTTAAATGCGTTGAGATATTAAGACAAGTAGCACCTGTAGATGTTGTACACTCAATGTCTAATCACGATTATCAAAGTGGATTTCATTTAGCACACTCCTTAAAGTCTTGGTTCAGAAATACTAAAGATGTTACTTTTGATATATCTGTAGCACACAGAAAATACTATAAGTATGGTTCTAATCTTATAGGACTAGAACACGGAGATGGTGCTAAGATGGATAAACTTCCTATGTTAATGGCTAACGATAGACCTTTAATGTGGGCAGAAACTAAATACAGATATTGGTATCTTCACCATATACATCACAAAGTAAAATACAAATGGCTAGACGCTAAAGACTTCATAGGTGTAACTGTTGAATATATGCGTAGTCCTTCAGGAACTGATAGTTGGCACAATAGAAAAGGTTTTTGTGGCGTACAAAAAGCAGTAGAAGGATTCATACATTCCAAAGAATCAGGGCAAATAGCAAGACTCGTTCACTATTTTTAAACCCTTTTAAACCCTTTTTCAATCTTTCTTTAAATTTATTTTAGTATCATTTACTAGATAAGGAATAACTATTTTTAAACTATTCTGTTAAAAAGTATGTTAAAAGTTTTGTTGGTAAGTTTTTTATTGTATCTTTGTCCTATGAAAACAACAGTAATAATAAGTAATTGGAAAATAAAAAGTTCAAATACTGAATACACAACAGACAACCCTTCTTACAAAAGAATATTTAACATTATGAATAAAGGAGGTTTAGGATTTTCTGAAGTATGTGAAGATTATGATAGTAAAGGGTATGATAATGTGAATGAAACTTATCACATTGTTCTTTCTGATAATCCAACACCTGAGCAATACGAAAGTATTAATAAACTAAAAAATGTAACAATAATTAATAACTAAACTAAACAAACAAAATGAAAAATTTACTTATCTATATTGACAACAACATTTCTGCTAAATTCGGAGATTATGCAAACGAATTAACTTTTAACAGGGGCTATAGTCATGGTCATTTCTTAGTAAAATTACTATGGAAAATAGACAACTTTTCAAACGAATTAAGAACGAAATATTTAAAAAAATAATAATCAGGGGGTGTAAAAACCCCCACTATAATTAATCACTTAAAATAAATTATGAAAAAGAAAATCAAAATCACAAAAACTGAAAATATATTATTTTCGGTAGCAACAATAGCAGGAATGTACGGCTGCTTATATATACTACTAGCGACTATTTCGTTAATAGATTTATTTTTTAAAATATAATTATGAAAAATTACAAAGTAA